AACCATAAACAGCTTCCGCAGCATTCAGTTCTTTATTCATTTCAGTTTTCCTCTATTCGTTCAATCGCGCCTAACTCGGCGCTCGTTCGGACTCGCTGCGCTCGCCGCACAGCTAGGCGTTAGGGTCTTTGCGCGCAAACCACGACCCCGGTGTATGGGCGGCCGTCATGACTCACCCCCCTTCACCTGATCCTCTGCAATCGCATCAAGTGCGCCGATGATTCGGCCCGCCAACCCATTCAGGCGGGCATCGCTGTCGTCATCGCCAGGCATCTGCATCAGCGCATCTATCACCGGCAGGCACTCGCGCAGCAGCGAACACAGCACCATGCGCTGGCCCCGTAGCTTTGCCATGTCGCCCGCTGGCGCAAGCTGCACGGCGCGGTGCGGCCCCATGTGTTGCCACACGCTTTGCGCATCGGCGGCTTCCTTCTCGGCGTCTTCGCGGTCGGCGCACAGCGTCGCCATGCCGTCCCGGTTGACCATGTACCAGTTCCCATTTTCTGCTGCTGTCATTTCTTGTCCTTCGGTTGATTTGCCCATTGCATGACGGCATCAGTACCCGCCTGCGCTACGTCGTATGCTTGCGCTGTCGTCCACCCGCGCCCGCTCCATATCCCTGCGGCTTCCAAGATCGCGTTGGCCTGCGCGATAGCGGCTTGCTGCTTCTTTGTCCACGGCTTGCCGCCTGCAATCGTGAGCTGATTGGCTTTGTGGATGGCCTCTGTCATAGCGTGCACGGCCAGCGTCGCAGCGGCTACCCATCCGGCGGTGTCGGGGGTGACTTCGTAGGCGTACCGGCGCCCGCCGTCGCTGTAGGCGTGCACAAGGCGGAAGCTGCCCACTGGCATCAAGTCCTTGTCGTAGCTCCACTCGCTCAGGCTGTAAGCGGGCACGTAGCGGCGCCCGACTTTGCGGTATAGGGGTTCTGTGTCGGTAGTGGTCATGCTGTCCTCATATTCTTCAGCACCGTCATTCGCTCTTCTGTGGCTTTTGTCATCTGTGCCGGGCTGCTCAGGTGGAGAATCTGTGCGTAGAGGTCAATCGCTTCCATCAAGGCTATTCGGCCCTCTCCGTCAAGGCCCCATGTCCTGGCGTTTGAATAGCGGTTGATTGCCCTTTTCAGGGCGTCCGTGCCGCTTTTCAGAATTGGCAACATGGGGTTATCCAGCGGCTGTATTTGCAGCGCACGGATTACGGACACGCCAAGCGCATGCGAAAGAACGTCGTGTTCGTGCTCTGGGTCGTCTGGAAGCGTGCAATCCAGCAACGATTGCAGAGCCTTGCGAACCACCACCTCGGAGCGGATCGCTGCTTCTGATGTGGCTGCGAACCCTTCGGGCGGAGCTTCTGAGTAGCTGCGCACCCGGGTCACTGCGTTCATCCATTCGGCCCCGTTGAATGTCACCATGGGGCCTAGATGGGCGCGCTTGCGGGCGTAGGCGCTTGTCTTTCTCATGCGACGGCCCCCGCTACACGTTGCGCGGCGCGGCGAAGCATCGCATTGAACCAACGCCTGATGACGTAGCCACGCGCAACGCTGATGACGGTGAAGATCAGGCCCATGGTGAATGCCTGGCTGCCGGTGATGTGGAATCCGTAAAGCGGGAGAATCAGCAGGTTCGCCACCCAGTTGATGGCGAACCCGATTGCGATGTTGATGCAGACTTCGATAAGGCTGCCGATGCGGGTTTGGTTCATGTCATAAGCCCTGCAAATGGGTTTCTGTAGTCGCGCCAGCTTTCGTAAGCTCGGATGCGAATCGCCGTCGCTTTGGCAATGCCATATTCCTGCGCGACTTTCACCGAGCTTTTCGCTGCGCGAATGGCGCGCACTGCTTCGGGATTGAGCTTGCCAGTGGCGCGTTTGCTGTCTGAAATCTTCTTCCTGCGCTGCGGCGTGCGCGTGTACCCTGTACGGGCGTCTGTCAGCTTGCCCAGCTTGCTGCGCGATGCAATCAGCAAGTGATCCGGCGCGACACACTGAGGATTACCGCAAGTGTTGGTGGCGACGTGGTTTGCAGGTATGGCTTTGCCCATTTGCTGCGCCATCCATCGCCGCACGGAAGTCTGTTTGTGCCCGGTAGGGTGCATAGTGGGCGTGCCATTGCTGGTCAATCCAAGCTGCCAGATCCAGCAGTCGGCATCCTCTTTCACGCGGGGCGTGATGTAGTCGAGTAGCGTGCTCATGCTGCTTTCTTCTCCAGCCCGCGCCAGCCGCTCTTGGGGCCTTTTCTAGCCCGCTTTCTGTGTCTTCGGTGTCGGTCATATGCGGTCGTAAAAAAGCCCGCTGGTGCGGGCTGGGGTGTGGGGTGGTGGGCGGTTAGAAGGGCACGTCCGAGCCATCGAATTCATCAAAGCCGCTGCCTGCTGACGGCGGCGGGGCGGGGCGCGGCGCTGGTTTTGGCGCTGGTGCTGGCGCGTCTCCAACCTCCTTCGGCCCGCGTGCGAAGTCGTCAAAGTCTGCGACGCCTTCCAGCGATGTGCCGGTGCTGCCGTCCTGCTTCTGGAACGTTGCGATATGCAGATCGCGGATCACCAGGGAAACCTGCTTTCCTTTGGTGAGGTACGGAACAAGCGCTTCTGCCTGCTTGCCAAACATGGATGCACGCACCCACTGGCTAGGCTTCTTGCCGTCGTCGCCTTTGCGCCCGTAGTTGTAGGCCACGGCCAGGGTGATAACGGTCGTGCCGTTTTGGGTTACTCTGGTTTCCGCATCGCGGCCCAGCGTGAAAAGTCCTGTCAGAGTTGCCATGGTTTTATGCGGCCTCCAGGGCCGGTTCAGTTGTTGATTGGATTGCGGTGCGCAGGGTGGTTTCGTACTGCGTCACCAGTTTTGCGAAGGCGATCAAGTCGGCTTCCATCGCCTCGATGTAGTCATCATCCCGGTCGATTCGCTTAATGCTGAGGTGCTCAAGCGCAGGAACCCAGACGACAAGATCAATCCACTGCCGCCCGGTAAGCCACAGGCCGAACATGCACTGGTCTATGAAGTCGGACATGTCCCCGTTGCCTACAATCGTCATGATTCGCTCGGGGCTGAATAGGGACTTCACTTCCAACAGCCCATCGTCATCAATCACGCCATCGGGCGAATACATGAACAGGTCGTCGTCAGTGGCGAAGGCCCCTACCTCGTCCACCAGATTGCCGGTGCGTCGTTCGTAGGCTGCGCGTGCGATTGGCTCCTGAATGTGCCCTTCGCGCATCTGCCAGTTCTCAAAGGTGGTATCTGCTGGCTGGTGGCTTACCCGTTCCAGCGCCACCTGGCAGGCGTAGGCGATTTGCTTGCCACTTGCCGCGCCAGACTTGAGGCGGTCACGCGCATCCCTTGCGCGGCTGGCCGTCACCTTACCAGCGCGGGCCTGCTTCCATTCGGGCGACCCCTGCTCAAAGCTGTTGAGCATCTTCATACTGCAGCTCCTTTTTCGTCGGCGGCCTTTGCGGCCTTCTTGAGCGAGTAGCTCTCGGGTTCGAGAGCAGCGCGGTCGGCTGGCGACAGGCCCTTGATGTGCGCGCTCAGTGCGGCCCATCCCTTCATCGCAGCTTCACGGGCCGGGGCTAGTACATCAAGCGGCACGGCTACCGGGGGAGGGTTGCCGTCGCTGTCGTCGCCGCCCTCGGCAACACCGCAGACAGCTTTCAGCGTATATCTTTCCAAATAACTTTTGGTGCTGGCCCGGGCCTGTAGGGCATTCTTCGCGCCCCCGGCGTCTGGTGGCCCGCCCATGCTGACCGATTCCGAATGCCCGCTGGTGTGCTTGAGCGTGCAGGTCACTTCGAGCCACTGGGGTTCATCCTTGGTCAGCTTCCATGCCGTGCTGAGTCCGTGGCGCGAGAGGGCCGGGGTCACGGCATCCACCACGTCATGCAGCTCGGCGTATTCCTTGCCGCGCAGTGGGCCGTCTGTCACCTTGCGGCCCTTGATAATCCGCACAGCCTCGGCCTTGAATGCAGCAAAGGCCGCGTTGTAGGCCTTCTCTGCCTCCTTGCGCTCCCAGCGGTCCTGCAAATCCATCATCTTCTCGACCTGGGCCAAATCGGCCCCTTGTGACAGGGCCTGCATCATCATGGCGGCCGGTGAGTTCGCCGCGATTGCGCCAGTTCCTTGCACGGCAAGCGGCTGGGCAGTGCGCTCAATGGGCTCCAGGTCAAGCACTGCAGCTTCCGCAGTAGTTGTTGCGTTCATGGTCTTCCTCAGTAGGTGATGGATACAGCCGGGATCGCCTTCTTGGCAATCAGCGTGACGGCCAGCTTGGCGCATTCCTCGGTCATGCCGCCCGTGACAAAGGCATCCAGTGCCGCGCGGTTGATGGCGGTCTTGTGGGCCTTGTCGCGCTCGCGGCGCTCGGCTTCTTTGGCGTCGGCTGCGGCCTGGGCGGCAACACGGCGCTGTTCTTCCGCGACAGCCTCGGCGGCTTTGCGTTCTGAGTCGGCCCTGGCCTGTGCTTCGCGCTGCTGGGCTTCCGCCTTTTCACGCTCTGCGCGCTCGGCCTGCAGCTTCAATTCCAGCTCGCGGCGCTCGGCGGCTGCCGTGGCCTCGGCTTCGCGCTTGATGGCCGCCTCACGTTCTGCCTGCGCCTTGGCTTCGGCTTCGCGTTGGGCCCGCTCTGCAGCCTCGCGGGCAATGCGTTCCTCGCGGTCTTTCTGCTCACGGGCAGCGGCCTCTGCGCGTAGCTTGGCGAGTTCGGCCTGCTCGGCTTCATGCTTCTCGCGGGCTGCCACGGCGGCGGTGAGGGCTTCTACGGCCTTTGCCTTGGCGCGGTGTGCCTCGGCCTCGAATTCCTCCCAGGCCTGATCCACGGGCTTGCCGTCCACCTCCGCCAGACTGGCGCGCAGTTCCTGCAGGTCCAGGTCGTGGTGCTCCTTGGCGCGCAGCTGGAACCATTCGATGCCAGCCTTGTGCCGCGCCTGCCGCGCTTCCTCGGCTTCCTCCCATGCGGTGAGAGGTGCACGCACTTCTTCTTTCCATTGGTCCATGGTGTCGCGCATTCGCTTGCGCTCTGCGTCCACCATGGCGGGCTCGCGCTTCATTTCATCGACCAGGGCCTTGCCCAGGTTGTCCAGAGCGGTCTTGCCCTTAGCGACCTTGTAGGCCATGGACGCGATGGCATCGCGGCCCTTCTTGGTGGATACGTCGGCCTCGAAGGTATCGAGGTGAGCCCGGATCTGCTGCAGGTACGGCTCCAGACCCTGCGGAGTTGTAAACACCGTGCGCACCGACTCTGGTGGCGGGAGAACAATCAGTTCTGTCGTTTCATTCATGTCATCCTCAATTCGTGGTTGTTGTTGATTCACCGCAGC